TTAGAAGAAAGAGAATGGGCAGGCAAGTTTATTCCTGTCGTTCGGGTAGTTGGTAACGAATTTGAAGTAGATGGTCGCTTGTATGTGTCAGGTTTAGTGCGAAACGCTAAAGACGCCCAACGGATGTATAACTACTGGGTTAGCCAAGAAGCTGAAATGTTGGCTTTGGCACCAAAAGCACCGTTTATCGGTTATGGCGGTCAATTTGAAGGCTACGAACAAAATTGGAAAACGGCTAATACAACCAACTGGCCTTATTTAGAAATTAACCCTGATGTAACGGACGGCGCAGGCGCTGTATTGCCATTACCGCAACGCGCCCAACCACCAATGGCATCGAGTGGGCTACTGCAAGCAAAAGCAGGCGCATCCGATGACATTAAATCTACCACAGGCCAATACGACTCGAGCTTAGGTGCCACAAGCAACGAACGCTCAGGTCGGGCTATCCTGGCAAGAGAGAAACAAGGCGATACAGGTACTTATCACTATGTTGATAATTTATCTAGGGCTATTCGCCATGTAACTCGACAACTAGTCGATATGATCCCTAAAATTTATGATACCGAGCGGATTGCAAGGATTGTAGGTTTAGATGGTGAAGTCGATATGGTGAAGATTAACCCAACGCAACCTGAAGCCGTCAAGAAAATTGTTGATGAGCAGGGTATGGTCATAGAAAAAGTCTATAACCCTAGCGTTGGTACATACGATGTAGTGGTTACTACTGGCCCAAGCTACATGACTAAGCGGCAAGAGTCATTAGATGCAATGAGCCAACTGTTGCAGGGCAATCCGCAACTTTGGTCGGTAGCTGGCGATTTGTTTGTTAAGAATATGGATTGGCCTGGCGCACAAGAAATGGCAAAACGCTTTGCTAAGACAATTGATCCAAAATTAATGCAAGATGACGATAAACCCCCTGAGTTACAGGCTGCTGAACAACAGATTCAAGCGATGAGCCAAGAACTCGACCAAGTACATGGGATGCTACAAAATGTTAATAAATCAATGGAAGCTCAAGATCTCCAACGTAAAGAATTTGAAGCCACTATTAAAGCGTTTGATGCAGAAACTAAGAGACTTACTGCTGTTCAAGCGTCTATGACACCTGAACAGATCCAAGATATTGTGATGGGTACAATTAGCGGCATGATTACTAGCGGTGATTTGATTAATGAGATGCCTGGGCGAGAAATGCCTGAAATGAATGAACCGATGCCTGAGCAGATGCAAGGCCAAATGCCACCTGAGATGATGCAAGGGCAAATGGCACCCCCACAACAACCAATGGCATTACCACCTGAAGGGATGCAACAATGAAAGGCGCAGATTTTGTAGGTTTATTCTTTCTAGCCCGTGATGTAACGCATAGTGTGCATTTAAACACTAGAAGTTACTCAAAACACAAGGCTTTACAGAAATTTTACGAAAATATCATTGATTTAGCCGATGATTTTGCGGAAACATACCAAGGGCGATATGGTTTATTAGGGCCAATTAGCCTAATGTCAGCCAAAAAAACATCAAATGTCATTGAATTTTTAGAAAATCAACTTGCTGAAATAGAATCTGTGCGTTACGATGTATGCGATAAAGACGATACACCGTTGCAGAATTTAATTGATGGTATTATCGAGTTATATTTATCAACGCTATATAAACTTCGCTTTTTAGCATAAAGGTTCACTATGTCAAATTACACCTATATCACCGCAACTGCACAAATTAAAACTGCGGCGGGAAAATTAAAAGGTATTTTTGTTAGCGCAGCGTCAAGCACCCCAACGATTACCATTTATGATACTTTTGATGCTACTACGTCGGGTAATACTATGGTAGGTGTGTTTACGCCAGCTGCGGCAACTTCATATTTATTGGGTATGGGCGGCGATGGTGGCGCATACTTTAATAGAGGGCTTTATATTGTAATTAGTGGTACAGTAACAGCAACCGTACTGTACGAATAAGATTTAAAAGTAAACGTACTAGCCGTTAGCTAGGGATTCTTAGGAGTCAAGATGTCAGAGGAACAAGAAGTAGTCTTAGCGGACTCAACTGCCGCGCCAGAGCAGGTAGCAACAGCAGCTCCTGATACTGAAGTAACATCGCTGGAAGAAAAGCCACTTGAAGCATCTAAAACCTTCACACAAGAAGAATTAGACGCCGCGATTGGAAAACGACTTGCAAGAGAACAACGTAAGTGGGAAAGAGAACAGAACGCCAAGCGAGCAGAAATGCAAACAAGGGCGATTCCAGCCGAAATCCCGTCAGTCGATTCGTTTAACTCGCCCGAAGAATATGCTGAAGTATTAGCAGAACGTAAGGCAGAAGAACTACTCGCTAGGCGTGACCAAGCTAGAGCGCAGTCTGAACTTTTAGAGTCTTACCACGACAGAGAAGAAGAAGCTCGGACGAAGTATGATGACTTTGAACAAGTCGCATATAACCCTAAGCTACCAATTACTGACGTGATGGCTCAAACGATTCAATCTTCTGATGTTGGCCCCGATATGGCTTATTACCTAGGGACTAATCCAAAAGAAGCTGAACGTATATCTCGCTTATCACCTTTCATGCAGGCCAAAGAAATAGGGAAGATTGAAGCAAAGTTAAGCGACAATCCGCCTGTAAAAAAGACTTCAAACGCTCCTGCACCGATTGCACCTGTCACAGCTAGAGGTTCTGGCTCGCCAGCATACGATACAACTGATCCTCGTTCGATTAAGAACATGAGTACGTCAGAATGGATTGAAGCTGAACGAAACCGACAGATCAAGAAGTACGAAGCATTGAGAAACCGCTAACTATTTTATAAAAGGACTTTATTATGTCAAATTCGATCTTAACGATTGATATGATCACAAGAAAAGCTCTCGAAATTCTTGAGAACAACCTTGTGATTACTCGTAACGTAAACCGCCAATACGACGATTCTTTCGCCGTTGAAGGTGCCAAAATTGGATCAACACTCCGTATTCGTCTACCAGACCGTGCTTTGGTAACTGACGGTGCCGCCTTGCAAGTTCAAGACGACAACGAACAGTTCACAACTTTGACTGTTGCTAGTCAAAAGCACATCGGTGTCAATTTTACATCTGCTGAATTAACTATGCAGTTAGATGACTTCGCTGAGCGTGTTCTAAAACCTCGTATTAGCCAGTTAGCCTCAAGTATTGATGCTGACGTAGCTACATCTTACAAAAGCATTTATCAGTCTGTTGGTACACCAGGCACAGTTCCATCAACTTCTTTGGTCTTATTACAAGCCCAACAGAAATTAAACGAAGCTGCTGCTGTAATGTCTCCACGTTGTGCTACTGTAAACCCAGCCGCTAACGCTGGTTTGGTTGAAGGTATGAAAGGTTTATTTAACCCAGTTGACACTATCAGCCGCCAGTTTAAAAACGGTATGATGGGTGAAGGCGTATTAGGGTTTGACGAAATCAACATGAGCCAATCTATCAGTCAGCATACAACTGGTACAACTCCAACTGCACCAATCGTAGCTACTGCACCAAGCACTCAAGGCACAACATCGTTAGCAATTAGCTTTACTAGCGGTTCACCAACTTTTAAAATTGGCGACGTGTTTACTATTGCTAACGTGTATGCTGTTAACCCACAAACCCGTCAGTCAACAGGTTCATTACAACAATTTGTTGTAACTGCTGATTTGAATATTTCTTCAACCACAACTGGTACGCTAACAGTATCACCAGCAATGTACACATCAAGTAATGCCTTGGCAACAATTGATTCGTTCCCTGCTGCTAGTGCTGTTTTAACTTTCTTAGGTGGATCCGCAACAGCTTACCCACAAAACTTGATCTATCACAAAGATGCGATCACTTTTGCGACTGCTGACTTGTTATTACCACAAGGTGTAGACATGGCTTCACGTCAAGTTCACAACGGTATTTCGATGCGTATAGTACGTCAATACGACATCAACAATGACCGTTTACCTTGCCGTATTGACGTTCTATACGGATTCAGCGTAATCCGACCACAAATGGCAGTTCGTTTGTGGGGTTAAACCTAATTGCTCCCGTGTAGACGGGGGCTTTTTTAATATTTAAGGAGAATTATTATGGCATTACCTAATGGTGCAGGTGGTTATCAGTTTGGCGACGGTAATTTAACCGAAATTAACATGGTTACTCAACAAACCCCAACGGCTAAAACAGCAGCAGCAACTTTGACGGCTGCCGAATTAGCAACAGGTATTATTACTTATACTGGCGCAGCAGTTGCTTTAACTGTACCTCTTGGTACAGAATTAGATACCGCATTTCCAAGTATGAAAGTAAATAGCTGTTTCGACTTTGTTATTATCAATACAGGGGCAACTAACGCTGCTACTGTAACTGCTAATACAGGTTGTACTTTGGTTGGTGTTGCAGCAGTTGCTGCGGTCA